GTCTTTTTATTTTAATTTGTTATTAAATGCGGGTTTACCCATTACCCGGTTATCTCTCCGGCAATTTGTTAATACTATTTTCCTGCCAAACCTTTCTCATATCTTCGTCAAACTCTTTGGAACCTACCGTTTTACCTTGCGCCATCAATTGTTTTGTAATAAGTTCGTACGCCTCTGATTGCGTTTTGGCTCCGCTTACGTCCAATGTAATTCCGCTGCCTCCGGCACCGCCTGCGGGCTTATTTGTGCCGCCTCCTGGCTGTTGTCTTTGCTGCTCCAATACTCCCATCGTTTCCAATTCTTTTGTCAGCAACTCGGCGGGCGTGAATGGGTTCAACTGATTGTTTGGATTGCGCATAATTGCGCCGCTTGCATCTTTGAACGCCAAAACCTTTCCGCCGTTTCCGTCGTCTATATATTCCGGGTTCATGCCTTTTACTTTTTCGGTCGCCTGCGTCAAAATAACCTTTGTTACGCTTTCCGGGAATCCTGCTTTGAATTTAAGCCCGGCGGCGGCTGTCTGCAATGCGTTGTCAATTCTTACTCCGAACAATTCTTTTTCGTGGTTTGCCTTTTCTGCCTCATACTTGGTTGTCAACTCGGTAAACTGCGTTGTCACGTTCTGCAAATCTGCTTTTGCCTGCTTCAATGCTTTCACGGTTTCCGCATCTGCCGCACCATCGGCAATTGCCTTTTCTAAACGGGCTCTTTCCTTGGTCAATGAATCAATCTGCGATTGCAGCCCGGTTGCGCCATCGGCTTTTGTTTTCATTTCCCCCATTACACGTTTTGCGTAATCATACGTTTTTTCGGTTCCATTTTTAGCGATACCGGAAACCGCCAAAATATCGGCATCCAAAGCCCCGTAAATTTCGCCCGTTTTCTTGGCAATAACGCTGTTTTCGTCATTCTGCGATAATGTTGTTATCGCTGTAATCTGTTCGTCAGACAATCCCGACAAATCCGCATTTGCAACTAAAATTTCTCTCGTTAACATAATATTCTTACCCTTTGAATTAATTAAGTGCGATTGCTTCTACTGTTTTGCTGTTTGCGTTAATAATATCAATTGTGTATTTTGGGGAATCCCCGGTTGTGTCAACCAACCAACTAACAACACGTGCATGGCTGATTTTCTTTTCAACCTCTTTTGTTACCAAAATAACGTCGGTAATTGTTCCGCCCTCAATACATTCAATCAACTTTTTCTTTGTGTCGCCGTCCAATGCTGCGGCGGTTGTGGTTACTTCAATAACCAAATTGTCTTGCTGTGCAATCTGTGCCATATTCGTAATTTTTAATGGTTAAACATTCTCGTTGTTTTCCGGGCTATCGCCTGCCGCTTCCTCTGCTTCTGCTGTTTTTTCGGCTTTTGGTTTTCGTCCGGCTTTCTTTGGTTCTGCTGGGATAACTCCGGCGGCTGTCAGTTCTGCAATAATTTCGGCTTTCATTTGTTCACGTTCTGCCGCCTTTGCTTCTGCTGCCGCCTTTGCTGCTGCTTCTGCCTTTGCTCGTTTGCTGGCTTCAATCTTTTCTTTGTTCGCTGCCTCCCAAACGTTCGGGTCGTGCATAATGTCAACTTTATAACCCATTTTTCGCAAATTGTGCAATCCGAATGTTTCAAAGAACTTTTTTCCGAAAACCTGCATACGTGGTCGTGAAATTCTTTCGCCCGTTTCTTGGTTGAATTTTACAACCTCAATACGACAATGATAAAAACTTTCTTCCCCTTTTGGAACAATGAAATTTTCCGGGGTAACGTCCAACAATCCGACGTCCTTTGTTTTACCCTCTGTTTCTGCTTTCACTCGCATAATCATACATTTTTTTTGTTATTACTTCAATTTTCTTGGAAAATGGTATTTGGCTGCCAAATTCCAAAACGTTTGTATTCTCACGTTCAAACCTACGCACAAAATTAGCGAAATTCAATTTAATGCGCAATTCATCCTCGGTAATTAGTTGTTTTTCGTACAATTCTAATACTTCCGGACGTGTCAAATGTCGGTACGGCTCCAATTCTGCCAACACTAACATACGTTGCATTTGTATTGGGTCGTGTCTGTACTCCGTTTCGATAATCTGATTTTGTAGCGCATCCAATTCCCCCTCGCTTGCTCCGCTTTCTTTCGCCATCTTATAACGTTCTCGCAATTGGGTTGCATCAGACAAATAAAACTCGGTGCCATAATTGATTTTTGCCGAAATGAACATTGTTCCATAACGCAAACGGCAAACGGTTTCGTCAACGAACTTTTGCGCCGCCTCAAAGCCTTTTTTTACTCGGTTTAATACCGTGCTTTGGCTTTCAAAATTGGCTTTAATTTGCTGTTCATTTAATGCTTCACGGGGTGTTATTTCCTCGTTGGTACCAACAACCGCCGTAATTATGTTTGTACGCAACCGTTCTTCCTCGCTAACGTTATAATCCAAACTATTACGGTCAACGGTCAACATCTGAACCGGGTTGCGCAAATCCGGCTGTTTGTCGCCGTCCGGTACCGGAATTTCAATGAATGAACCAACCCCGACAATTCGTTTATCTCCGCATTTCGGGCAACGCATCAATAAACCCGCTTGGTCTAATTTATAATAGCCTTGTTTATCTTTCAAAAACCCGCCGTCGCAATAATCGCCGTTTTCGCCGTTCGTAAAATCGCAACTTTGTTCATATCCGGAATAAATCGGGTACGACCCGTACATATCCAAATTTTTCTTTGATAAATGATAAAAAAGGAACCAATCTAAACTTTCCAACTCGGTTGTTAACGGGGACGCCTTAACGTCCGGTTCTCTCAAACTCAATGGTTCGTTCCAAAAAAAACGTGCTGGGCAATATCCCAAATCGTGCGGGCTATCAATCAGCAATTCGCCAATATTGCCTTTTTCCTCGGTAAATACCCGGTATCGTTCATCGTCAATTACGGCAATACGGTTGTCGTCCTGCCGGAATATTATCCAACGCATAACGCCCGTTGTTTTGTCTGCCTTGTATGAAATAACGTGTTCTATTGGCAACCAATAAAAGTACGGTTGCGGGTAATTATCGCCGGGGGATTGCTCTTTTGGCAAATCAACAATTAATACGCTGTTAATTTCGGTTTTGAAATATTCCCATCCCTTTGAGCTCCAAATTTCGGGTTCTTCCAATACGTGTTGTCTGTAATACTCCCAATCTTCCCTTTGTTCGCTGTTCATAAACTGATAATTGAACGCCGGGTTACGACCGTCAAAAATGCGGCTCAACTTATCAAAACAAACGCCCGTTACCTCGTTTGTCTTTACGGGGTAACGGAACAATGTTTTGAACACTTTGAATTTGTCTGCGGGTATAAGGTTTGAAACATAAGCCAAAAAATCGGTCACGGGTTGCGTAATGTATGGCGTCAACGCCTTTTCCGCATGAAATCGTATGCGGTTTTGGTGGTAAATCGCCCTACTTATCGCCGCTTTGTTCCGTGGCTCCGTTATCTGCTTTTTTATTTCTCTTATATCTAAGCCCATTTTCTTTGTCAAATTCAAATTTACTATTTTCCGGTAACTGCCAACCGCCGTTATTTGGCATTTTTAAAAGTCTTTCGGCGTGGCTAACTTCAAAATCTCGTGTCGTTTTCAATGTTTCATTTTCCAACGTCACTATTGTTTGTTTACCCTGCTGCATTTTTTAAGTCTGTTAGCGGGTTAAAATCTTCCGGTACGATAATAGCCAAATCATCCGACCAATTAGGTAAAAACGACCATTGTATTGCGTTGCTATCGGGTGCCTCAAATCCTCCCAATGTTTTATCCCCGATAAACAAAGAACGAATTGGAATAGGATAATGCGTTGTTACTGTTTGCGGGTCTTGCAATGCACCAATTGCGCCGTTTTCATCAAACAAATAAACCCCCAAATTTTGGGAATCGCTTTCACATTGCAAATCTTTCAATGCTTTAATCAGTGATTGCGGCATTTTACGCATAACCGCCGTAAATGGGGTTGGCTCACGTCCAATAATTTCTTCAATACCGCCCAACGTTTCGTTTCCTCCGCCGAACGTACGGGGTGCGCCTGCTTCTGCTGTCGGTGCTTGGATATACGGGGAGACAACAACTTTCGTGTCGTCCTCTGCCGATAACAACGGTGTCCATGACGCTTTTTCCCCAATACCCGCCGTCGTGGTAAATGAATTTTTTTCTCCGCTGCTTTTATACAATCTCTGAAACGCTACTTTCTGAATCTGTCCGAAACTCTCGGCACACGTAAAGTTTGGAATGTTTGGCAACGCTGCTGCTGCCGGGCATTTACAAATAGCCATAATCTTAATTTTTTAACGTTAAAACTTTTGTTATTATCTCCGGGGGCTAACCCTTTGCCCCATTACTTATTGCAAAGTTATAATATTTTCGGCTAAATCCTTGCATATATGAAATAAAATGCTAATTACGACGTTTAATGCCCCTTGTTGCTTGGCTGTATGGTCTTGTATCGCCGTCCGCCAATTCCTTTTCATATATTCCGGTCAAACCGTCCTCCGGGTCGTCATGCTCATTTGCTGGGAAATCACGCAAAAACCCGGTTACGTGTTCATGTATCTTTGGAAAACGTTCCTCCCATCCTAACGGCATTATGATTTGGGCGTTGACGCTTGCCGAATTTGTTATAATGCGGCTTTCCTTGTTGGCACCTTGGTAAAATGGTTCGGAAATCGCTTTTATCTTTTTACGTATCAACTTTTCAAACCCGGCACCGCCGTTGTTACTTTCAATCCATGCTTTTTGCGTTCCACAACGGTTTATCATTTCCGGGACGGTAACGGCTGTTACTTCTGTATTTTCCTGCGTAAATACCATGTCAGTAATTAGCGCATACAAAATCGGTTCAAACCGTTTCTTTTGTTCGTTCCATGCCTCATTACCGGATTTGTAAACGTCATAACACGCCGAAAATGTAAAGTCGTCGCCCTCGTCTGCCACGTCTGTATAATTACCACTACGCACGAACGTTCCCCATTCTGATTTGTCAACGTACGTTCTGAACGGGTTCCGGTACAATCTACCCTCTGCGTTTCCGGGGTTGCCTTGATACAAACATTGAAATTGTACGGGGTCTAACGCTCTTTGTCCCTCCAATTTTGTCCGGCTGTGTCGTCTATCCCATAACGCCGCCCCCGGTTCCCGTGGGTCAATCTCTGTTGGCTCCCCGGTTTTCAATCCCTCAAAGTTAATGCGTACCCATGCGCCCGCCGGAATGTTCTTTACATCGTCCCAACCTTTAATATCAATTACGGTTTCCCCGCTTTTTTCAATACGTCCAATCAAATCATCATCATGCCAACGGGTAAACACAATTAATTCTTGAGAATCATTATGCAAACGGGTACGTACAACGGTCGTGTACCATTTCCACGCCGCATTACGTACAATCGGGCTGTTGCCCTCGGCATAATCTTTGTAAACGTCGTCCAAAATAGATACATCAACCGTTTTTGACGTCAAAGAACCGCCACGACCGACAACACGCAACAAACCCTTATGCCCAACCATTTCTATGACGTCAGAATTTCGTAAATACGTATTAGCCATTGTTACGACGTTGGAACCGTTCAAATACGTTTCCGGGAACAATTCCCGGTAACTTGGCGTATCAATTATTCTTTGAACATCACGGTTAAAATCTCTCGCAATCGTTGCAGCATAAGAACCTATACAAATCTTTGCGTCCGGATTTAAACCCAACATGAAAGCGGGCAACTTCCGGCTTGAACCCTCACTATTATGCGTTGGAATAAAATGTTCTCCGACCAAATAAATACTATCCTCAACTTGTATGCAATTCCCGTAAGCCTCATGTTTTATTGGCTCAATACTTACAATTGCTCTTTTTTGCTTCTTGCATTGAATTACTATCCGTTTTCTTTGTATCCTTGTAGGATATTCAGTTGACGGATTAAAACATAACTGATATACATTCTTTCGACCTACAATTCCGCTGCTTGAAGTAGCCGGGGCAAAACTTGTAATTACAACGCTTTCTCCTAAACTTCGCAATATCAACGCTGCTTTTTCGATAATGTTTTTATTAGTATTACTTATTGTTACACGACCATTCTTTTGATACACATAACCGTCTGTATCAATCAATCCTGCAATTAACTGCTTTCTCACTTCTACGGAATTGAATATAAATTCATCTCCTATATATTTATTATTAATATACCCATATTCTTTCAATGCTGCATAAAATTCGCTTGAATAAAAAACGCGGGTTGTTGTGCCTTTTACTTCATGAAAATTGTAGGTACTAGAATTGATTATATTAGCATCATCGCATCCGATATATATGCATCCTTTATTTGTTGAACCATCCCCAAGCCAAGCCCCGAATATATACGGTTCAATCATAATTTTCCTTTCCTTAAATTGTACACATACATTGGAATCAACTTGATATTTATACCTTGAACCTCTCTTTCCGTTACCTCGATATAGTTTATTTTCAAAGAAAATAGTCTTTGTTTCCAATTGCTCCCATTTATGTTTGCTCCTGTTATATACTATCCATTCGTGATTGCCGTGACATTCTATTTTTTCACCGTCTGAAAATGTTACAACATATTCAGATTTTGTTTTTGGAGATACCCACAAAACCATTTTAGGACTACCATCCCTACCAAATACATAATCGCCAACTTTCAATTCCCCATGCCGTTTTATTCCATCCGGTGTAACTATTATCTGATTATCAGATATTTCCTTACCATGTTGAGGGGGCATTTGCACAATCATTTTCTTTATTTCGCCGTGGGCGAATTTATCCAACAACGTATAATAAACGACGTGAAACGGTTCCAATGCTAAATCCGGTTGCATATACCGGGCAAAGTTTATCAGCCTATTGCGTGACGCCGCTTTTACTAATTCCCCGGGATTGTTTTTTAGTGCGGCGTACATTTTAAGTAATTGTTCTTTATCCATTTTGTTTAATTCTTAAAAATATACCATATATTTTTGTCTTACCCCCGTATTTTTTCTGACTTAAAAACCGGAAATCTTAAAAATCAACCAATTTATTGTTTCATTTTCCATTTGTCGCACGCTTTTTCCGAACGTATTATACTGCGATTTTCGACAAACGGGCGTTTTAAACAAATTGGGTTCCCGTCCATATCCAAATTTGAATGGTCGTAATAATATTTACCCCAACCACAATTCCCGCACGTGTGTACGGGTTTCGGTTCATCTTTTTTCTTGATATTATTCTTTGTTGTTCGTACCATCGTCAATTACTCCTTTTTCTGCTAATTGTTTTTTATATTCTGCTGTTTGCAATTTATCGGCGACCGCAAACAATAGGTCGTCCGGGATTGCTGATACATCGTATTTCGGCGCATCGCTATTTGTATTTTCTTTCAATCCCGGTATATCAACTTTTATTGGCGCATCAAATCCCAACATCTTTGCCCGGCGTTGCTGCACATTCAAAAGCAAATCCAAAAACCGGGGGTTTCCGGCGGACGTTTCCGTTGTGGTTTCCTCATACCCGTAATATTCCGGGTTGTCGCCATCCTCCAACACTTTACGGGGCTTTGCGTTCTGTCTGTTTTTCTCTCGCAATTTCCCGGTCTTTGAACGTTCCCACGCCTCCCACAATTCAACCTCCATTTTATCCAACTTTCGCAATTCCTGCGTAACGTAATCGTCTATATTTTCCATACGTTCACGTTTCCACTCAATTAGCAAATGTTGCATATCCCAATATACCATTTGTTTTGTTATGGTATAACCGACGCCACTCCGGGCGTTTTCCTCATTCAGTCTTTCCGAAATCTCCCTATACGTGTAACCACGTAAAAACAGATTTGAACAAAAAGCCAAATCAAACTCCCTTTGGTCTTTTGTTCGTTTGCACATTTTCGGGCGTCCGCCCCTTTGTCTTTTACTCGCTTCCATTTTTCAAACCTTTGTATAACGGCAAAGCCATTTACTTTGCTTTCCTCTCAAACGTCGCTTTCCCTTTGCTTGTTATTTTCGGGGAATTTTCGTTTTAAGCGGGTTTCGTTTGTTCCTTGATACTTTTATTGTCTTTTGTATTTTCGTCGCCCTACGGGGCTAATTTTGGCTTTCTTTCATTCCGGTACCTAAACGGCAAAGCCCCGGTTATAATTCCGGGGCGTTTATTATGCCTTTTCTACATTATTTCTATACCATGAAAAGGTTTTAAAGCATATTTTTGACGGGGTGCCGTCTTTCTTTTCCTTTTGTATGGTATATTCAAACTTTCCGTCATTGTCAACTCTTATTTCTTCAATTGTGCCAATATTTTCACCTTGTTTCACTCTATCCCCAATTTTAAACGGACAATTTTCTTTTATGTAGCTTTCATCCGCTTTGGCTTTTTCCTTTTCGTTGTACTCCAAAGCCTTTTGTCTTATATGGTTCAATTCTTGAACTCTCTTTACGTATGTTTCTTTATCCATGACTTTATTATTTTTCTGTTGGTAAATCCACGGTTAACAATACGGGTTGCAATGGTTGGTTAAACGTCAGCATTGACAAATGTATTGTTCCGGTTTCTTTTATTCTCTCCAATTCTTCCGGGGATAACTGCCATTTGGTAATTATAAGCCCCTGCGGGTCATTGGGGATTTTCATTGCAGGTAACGGCATATATTCCGGTTGGTCTTTTGCAAAGACTACATTCACGCCGGGAAATTCAACGGTTTCATTGCCTTGCTCCTTTCTTGGTTTCTTTCTAAACTTACGTTTCTTTTCCGGTATCTCAACACGTGCGCCAAAAGCCTTTGCCAACTTTCCGGCAACTTCTTTTACTTCTTCCGGTATATCATTTTGAGGCTTTCCCGACGCATCGGCGTTTATCTGTTTTAGCAATCCGGCGATTGCTGTTTTTTCCTCTTTGTCCGTTGTCGTCTTGAAACGCTGAATCAGATTTGCAATTGGTTGCGTTCTCATAAAGTCAGCACATTTAAAACGGTCTTTGCAAATATTGCAATCATCCGGGTAATTGTGTTTTGCATCCTGCGAACTCTTTTCGTCTGCCTTTCTGAATCCGTGCCATTCGTCACGGCGGGCGATTGCTTCCGAAAATACCGCCATTGCATCAATACAAACTTGTGCCAAAATAAAATCCGGGGTATCTCTCATTTCCTTTTCTAAACTGTGCTTATTAATAAGTTCGGTTAGTTCTTGTTTAAAATCTTTTTTCATACGCTTAAACTTCTATATGTTCAATTTGTGGTAACTTCTTTATGTATTCCAACATCGCCGTTTTGCTTTCCTCGGTTTCGTCGGTTCTGTTTATTACCAACTGAATAACTTCCAAAAGATAATCGCTATCAATACACGCATTATCAACGTCGGTAATATTATACAATGGTTCCGTTATTTCCTTGACGGCTTTAAATGCTTCTTTTGTCAACTTTGCGGCTTTTTTGAATCTCATTTTTTCGCCCTTTTCAAAGCATTTGCCTAAATGGTTTAATTTATCATCAGCGTAAAAAACGCATGTATGTGCCATGTCCGCCAAAAGATACGCCGTATTTGTAAGGAACAACGCTTTTTTTCTTAATTCTTCTTTTTCTTCGTTTGTCATAGTCTTTTGTTAAAGCGGTTCCTGCTGCATATTACCGCAAACCGGGCTTTCCGGTTTGTTGTGTGGGTGTTTGCGCATAAATTCCGGGTTTTTCTCACGTCCTGCAATTTTAGTATATGCCATTTCCTGCAATTCCTTTTGGCTATACCCTAATAATGCCGCAATATGGAATAAAACAACGTTTACGTCCGCCAATTCGTCGATAATATCATGCGTTCCGGGATTAATTTCGTTTATTTCTCTTTGCGTTTTTTCCCTGCTTAAATATCTTTCAAACGCTTCAAACAATTCGTTGTATTCCTCGGCTAATTTTCCCAATCTTTTTTCTATATTCTTGCCGAAAAGTTTATTCATCTTTTCAAACAATCTCTTTTCGTCAAAGGTCAATCCGGCGGTATTGGCGTCTTTTTCTTCAAAATTAGCCATAAACGTTTGCATATCCATTTTGCCAAATTTTCCGTCCGGTGTCAATACAATAAAATTTCCCTCCGGTACGTCCAACATTACGCCGTTTTCGGTCGGGAATGAATAAACCGCCAAACCTCCGGGCGTTCTCGGAATCTGCATTATTCCGCCTCCGGTAAAAATCTGCAATTTTTCCCAATTATCACGCTTTACGGGTAATGCACGAACTTCTAACAATCGGCGGCAATAAATATCCCCGGCGGTTTCGTCCGGCATACCTAAATTTGTGCGCAACTCATTTGGCAAATTTCCCGCCCCTTTTTCGTATTCAACAAAGAATATTGCACCACGCAAAAGGTTTTGTTCTTTAATCGTCTTTACGTCTTTTATTCTTTTTCCGTATCTGCCTTGAACTGCACATATTGCGGCTTCAATTATTCTTTCCTCTTTGTCCGGGGCGTACATTTTAAGTTCAAAGTAATTTTCTTTCTCTGTAACTTCCGGTTCTGTTCCCGTTACATCTTCAATCATCAAAAACGTTTCCGCATCAAACGGAATAAAACTTCTTTTTTCCATATCCAATTAATAAACGGTTAATAATAAAACAATCAGTCCTCCGGAAATTGTGGCGTACAAATCTTTTTTATCAAATACGCCTCCGTGTTTTTTGTTGTAAACCTCACGCAATACCCCGGTTAAAATTACTGCTATCAATGCGATAATACGTGCAATCATTCCCGGAATCCCGATAAATGAAACCAAACGCAAAACCAACATTACAACAATCATTCCCGCTATAATATGCAATAATTTATCGTGCGGGATTGATACTATTAATTGAAATATCTTTTTCATCGCTTTTTTTCTGTTATGTTATACAATTTTCTGAAATATATTACTTTGTTATCGCTCCGGCTTGTTCTGTAACATTTAAGCCCAACCGCCGGACAATCGTCTTTATGGATAACGCAACATGCGCATCTACTCAAACATACAAAATTGCCAACCTTTTCAATCAGTTTATCAGACGGTTTAACCCATCTTTCCGCAATTATTACCATACCCCGGTAAACTGCACGTTCGCCGGGGTTATATTCACGCCCGGGTTCAAACGGATGTGGTTTCTTTATTCTCATTTTCTATCGAATTAACCAACAAATCCAAATTTTCCTCTGTTCCGGAAATTGAAATTCTTGCTTTCCCTGCTCCCATTACCGCCAATTCCGTAATTGTGCAATCATATTTGCCTGCGGATTTTTGAAACTTTGCCGCCTCATTTAATGGCAATATTTTTGTTATCTCTTTCATCGCTCACGTTTTTAGTATTTTACATTACAAAGTTAATAATTTCTTTTGGTTTTTATCCATATCAGCCGGAAACCAACGGAAAAACAAAGCAATTTAATTTCAATATCTAAATAAACGTCATGTCCTTTTACGCCCTCAACCATAACTCCGGGAGTCAAATAAAATTGCTTATACTTCCACAAACTTTGCAGATACAAATAAAACCCGATACGTCCAATATGGAATCCGATTGTTTTCATTTCTCTATCTGTTTTTTTATCTGTTCCCAACTCTTTTTGTCAATTACCATTTTCCGGGGGTATTGTATTATTTCGCCCTTGGTATATACAAGATTATAGATACCCAATTGCCCCTTAATTGGCATTTCAACAACACGTCTTGGGTTGCGCATCATCCATCCGAAACCCTTTGTTATTTTTGCCCTCTTTTCCTTTGGAATCTGGGTGTTTTCCCAATCCTCCGGCGTAAACTCTTTTATCGGCTTCACGTCGTACAACTCAACCAATCCCAAAGTAACGCCGCTTTCCATTCCGGGATAAACCGGTTTTGCCGACGAACAAATAAGAACGTCGCCACGGTATGACGTTTTTTTGCTTCTAACTTCAATTGATTTTCGCCCGTAAACAACGCCGTTTTCGTCTTTGTATGCCGCCGTTACCAAATCATTTGCGTATGGCTGTTTGACGGTCAACGCACGCCAACGGTCGTGTTTTTCGGGGTCATATTCTTTGCTATTAAACTGCATAACTTTATTTTTTATCTTTCCCGGCGGGTTCCTTGTAATGGGCAAAACCAATTGGTCGTATCGGTTCCGGCTCCGGAACGGCTGCGTCCTCCTTATTGTATTCAAAAGAAACAATAACCGTTCGCCCCTTTGTCCGTGTCCCAATCAGCCGGGAACCCTCCGGGATTTGAATTTTAATTTCGTTCCTCATTCTCAAAATGGCAAATCATCTTTGTCTTGGTCGGGAATTGGCGGCGGCGGTGTTGGTGCGCCTCCCTGCTGCGTTGTTTGTCCGTCTTTCTTTGGCGACAACATCTCCATATTAAACCCGTAAACTTCTGTAATGTATCTTTTGACGCCGTTGTTGTCCTCATAACTGCGGGTTCTTATTTTCCCCTCAATATAAAGTTTATCGCCCTTTTTTACATACTCTTTTGCAACCTTTGCCAATCCATTTTGCAAAACAATATTGTGCCATTCGGCGCGCTCCGGTACTTCTGTACCATTTGCCGTTTTAAATGCTCTGTCAGTTGTCGCCAACGTGAATTGCGCAACCGAACCGCCGTTGTCGAAATCTTTATACTCCGGGTCTTTTCCGACGTTACCCATTAAAATAACTTTGTTTACACTCATAGAAATATAGCTTTAAAAATCCAACTTCCAATACTCCATAACGTCCAAATGTATGACGCAACCGTTAACGCCACGAACGTATAAAATACAATTTTATATCCGGTTTGTTTTTTGATTTTCATCTACTTAAATTTTACGCCATCCAACAAATATTCTTTTTTCATATCCGACCATCCGGCGGCATGGTTTATCGCTTTTCGGTCGTCGTCGTATACGAACTCACATACCCAACCGCCGACGCTTGATTTTTGAACCAATCGAACCAATTTACCAACAATGAAAGAACGCAATTTGTAATAACTTGAATTTTCGCCAACAAACAAAACCCGTCTTTCTGCATTTATTTCGGGCGGATTTTCGATTTGCGGGCGTTTCTCCCTTTTCGGGTACCTTTGTACCCTTTTAAAATCATTTTGGATTGAACGGCGGGAAATTGCCCCGTAATCGGGTGTTCTTTTTTTTGTCCTCATATTTTCAAACTTCTGTATTCGTTTTTAAGCAATTCAATAATCCGGACGTTGCCCGGATATATACGCATTTTCGTTTTATCCCCATTCTCCCAACATGAATGATGTTCAAAACATAGTATATTTATATTTCTTGCATCATGCGCCATTTCGGGAAACGCTCCACGGGTCAATATATGCGAAGAATAAACGGCGGAATAATTCCGTAACGGCTTTAAACATTCTTCGCATCTGTGCGGCTTATGCTCCCAAACCCACCGGAAAAACCGTTGGTTGGCAACGGGAATGTCGCCACGTCCTAAAACGCAATGCCCGAACAATTCCCGTTGTAACTCAACACGCAACCGTATATCTAACCGAAAATTACGAATATCCAATAACGGCTCGTAACCACGTGCAACACAATATTCATATTCGCAACGCTCGGTCAACAATATTGGCTCCATTACATATTGTCTGTATCGTCCGCCGGGTCTGCCATTTCCGGGAACATATCATTTTCATTTTCGTTGTCTGCATCATTTACGTAAACTAACGGGTTTGGTTCCCCATCAGCCCCGAACAAATCCATTTGCGCCTTTTTGCCCTCAAACAGAAATTCGTAAACCTCGTTTTCAATACCGCAAACAATGTTTTCCAACTCTTCCTCAAAACCGAACGTTTCAATGTTGTATTTCATTCGTGGGGTGTTGATTGCTGTTTTCTGATTGTTTGATACGGTAAACAATCCGGTTAAAACGACACCTACGTTATCATCTTGCCCGGACAAAGAAACGCCCCTAACCTCTATATTGTCCAAACATTCTTCCGCAAATGCGGCTGCAATATCTGTTTGTTTCTTTGTTGCTTTAAACTCCGGCGTTGCCATCATGGTTTTAAATGACGTTATGTTGAATACACGTCCCATAATCGGGCGCAAATCATTAAACAAATGACGCAAATCCGGGTGTATGTCTTTTGCACTCAATACATGGTATTTGTTCGTGTAACTCTCATTTCCGACAACTTCCGTTACTTCATAATGTACGTCTAACCCGCCATCTTTCAATAACTTTACTTTCGATAATGAAAACTTTTCCTTTGTAGGAATCGGCATAACATTTTGTTTTTTTTCGCTCATAATTTTTACTCTTTATTGTTTCCCGGTTCCTCCGGGTCGGTTTTTTCTTGGAAATACTCGCACGGTTCATCATCTGCGCAACGACCGGACAAACAACATACCGGATAATCCACGCAATCAATGCACATTTTTTTTTCGTTCATAATTTAAAAGTCTGTTTCATTTAACAATTTTGCAACCTTGTTTTCCGGCTCTGCATCCGGTGCAAATATCGGTTTCGGGTCGTGAACTAAAACTTCCCTTTTTACCTTTTTGGTCTTTGCGGGTTCCGGTTCCGGGTTAAACTTCAATTGTTCCGCCGGATATTCTTTTGGTTTCAGTTCTATAATACCATTTTCCACCAAAACCGGAATACAACGTTTGCAGGCTTTCACGTCCTCCAACGCATCATGCGCCGGGAATGTTTCGCCGGGGAAACACTTGTTGTAAAGTTCATCCAATTTCGGATATTTGCCCGGACGTCCGTCTGCATACAATGCGCCAACAAATTTAATTGTTTTCATCATCGTATCAATTCGTTTGCCCTTAAACAATGCGTCCTCCGCTTTTGCGTCGTAATATTCACGACCCATAATGCGCAATATCATTGCTTTTACAATTGACGTATCAAAGTAAATATTGTGTCCTACCAACAAACGGGCTTTTTCGCAATCCTCCAAAAATTCGTCTATAATATCAGCAAATGGGACGCCCTCGGCGTTTGCTCTCTCTGCTGTAATTCCGTGTACCTCAATTGAGGCCTCCGGTATTTCCCACCCCTCCGGCTTTATGATAAATGAACGTTCCTTTTCGTTTACCGCCCATGCCAATTGCACAATATTTGGAAATTCCGCAAAATCAACGTCCCATTTTGCGCCCTTTGGGGGCAACCCGGTTGTTTCACAATCGAACGTCAAAACATCTTTCAAATCAAATTTTTGCATAACCTTAAATATTAAATCATTAATAACTGTTTTCGCTCTCATTGCAGTATTTATCCCGCTTTTTCTCCAACTCCAAAACGTCCCGGTTTTCGTCTATATACTTTTGGACGTCCCGGTTACAAAACGGTTTTCCATCCAACCAAAGCAAATGCCAATACGGTACGTTTTCCATCGGTTGCCCTTTAAATTTGCCTTGCGGCATCGGGGATTTATCGTTTAATTCCATACTAAAAAAATCTTTTTTGCCCGTCTTTATTGGGCGTTTGTTCAACATAATTTGCCCGTGTAATCCACACGCAACCGCATTTCAAACATTTAACCCGGCTATATCCGTGCGGCGTATATTGGTACCGGATAACCCGCCAATCTTTCAACGGGTAACATTTACGGGGTTGGTTACACTTGCAAAACATATTATTTTTTCTTTTTTAATCTTCTTGTTTCTTTTTTACGGGTATTATACCCGGTTTTAAATGCGGACAAATAAATAAAATCGCACGCATCAATAAACATTTCGCTTGTCTTGCATAATTTATATATTGGGCAATCCGTACATTTAAGCCGCCCGCTTGCCTCTCTCGCTTTCTTTTCCAACGGGCTTAATTCTGAATAATGCTTCATATTAAATGCTTCTTGGGTCGTCAATATACAAATTATAATTTTCTGCGGCAATCTGCTTTAAATGATCAATGTGTTCTATTAATTCCGCATTGCTCAACTCCGGTATTTTACGCAACCGGGTTTCATATTCCCCGGTTTCAATATTCGGTATTTGCTCATACATAACCGGGGACAACTCACGCAATCGGCGTTCGGTTTGTTCCTCTGTCAGACGCTCCCCGGCTTCCCATATACCCGACCGGAACGTTGGAACAACATAATTGAAATAATACCCTTTCAAAGCCTCCGACGAACCGGGAGACGCAACGGTAAAACGTGCAATTATTCGGCTTCCTTTGTGCATGGCAAAGAATTGGTTCAACTCTCCAAAATACATTTGTAAACCGCCGTTATTATTAATCATTCCCGTTGCTGTTATCTCTCTTTTCCTCATTGTCTTTCTTTTCTTGGTCAACAAATTGTTTCATTGTCTTATTAAAAGCCTCTCCGCCAACTTCCAATATAAACTTTCTTTCGCTGCTTGAATATCCCTGCAACTTCTTATCCATTGCATTTGCATACAATACCGTCATTTGTCCCGGTTCAAAAACTCCTCGTTCCTGCAAACGGTCTATCGGGTGCCGCTTCAATGGTGCGTCCGCCATCATTCCGGCTTTTCTGCGGGTGTTTTCCAAATCGGAAATAACCACTTTCAGATTATTATAAAAAGCGGGTGTTTTCAACACGTCCGCAATTGTCATTTCTTTAACTTCCATATTGTTTTGTTTAAGGGACGCCGGGGAACCTACGCCCCGGTTAATTACTCGCTTTCTGTGTATTCCTCAATAATTAAATCCTGCTGTCCCCTTACAACACTTTCAATAAAACCTTGGAATCCCTCTTTTTTTGCCAAATCAAGAATTGCCTGCAATCTCTTTTGTCCCAAACTTTCGCCCCTCGCAATTCTGAATACCTTAACCGTTGGGTTACTTGCAATAATCAGTTTTGCGGCAACCTCCATTATTTGCGAATCTGAAACCTTTCCGGCAATAAATGGTACGTCATTTAATACCAATCCGTCGTCAGTGAATGAAAGTCCGGATATTGGCAATTTTGCCGACGAAATAAGTTTTTCACGCTCTGCGGATAATTTGGCAATATCTGAATCCATCTTTTCGGCTTCTGCTCTTTTGTCGTCTGCCTGCTTTTTCTTTGTCAGATAATCGGCAACTTTTGCAGCCTTTTTGTTGTGTTCCTCGGCTTCTTTCAATTGTTTTTCTGTATCGAAATTATTCGGGTTCAAAGCCTCATAATCTGTTAACCATTTTTCGGCACTTGCTATTTTTTCCTCATAATCTTTCTTTTCTTCTTCAACGACCGAAACGGTTTGTTTATACGTCTTTTCGGCTTCTTCCATTGCTTTCTTTGCCGCCTCAATTGCTTTATTGTATGAATCTTTGGCGGCTGCCAAACGTACCGGAATCTCTGCCAATCTCCCCTTTCTTTCTTCCATACGTAAACGCACGCCCTTTGCTTTCTCAACCAACTTTGCGTTTTCCTGCTGTTCTTTCATCAGTTCCGTAATGTCCTTTGGTTTGGCATACGTTTTCAAATCCTGCGTTGTCAATCCCTGCCCGGCTGCATCTGATATTGATTTGTAGGTTTTCAAATCTCGGTTTACTCCGGTACGTTCTGTTTTAAGCCCGGCAACGGTTGTATCAATTTCGTAAATCCTTGTTCTTACGTCTTCCGGCAACAAAGACTTTACAACCTCAATTTGCTTTCTACGTCCCTCGGCGGTTTCCGACCAACGGGAAAATTCCACGGCGTCAAAATCTGTATAACCGAAAATCTTTTGCAACATAGAAACGTTATCGCTTTTCATTCCGGTTGTCTTTGATTTAATTGATAACGTGCCACGTGGGTTTGCTTTCGTGAATTTCAATTCAACCTCGTATTCCTCGCCGTCGTCGCCGACAATCATTTTTGCAAAACCTTTGCTTTCTCCATTCTTCAATACGGCGTCACGGTTCCCGGTCAACAAAGCCCCAATTGCTTTTAATACCGTTGATTTACCCAACTCATTATCCCCGGTAATAAAATAAACGTTACCGTCAAAATCTGCGTTAAACTCTTTAATTACTTGGAAATTTACCAATTCTAATTTCTTTACTATCATAATGCTCTCGGTTTGTGCCGGGGTTTCCCCCGGCTGATTAATATGATTTTTTGTTTTCTCTTATTCTTTGGTGTATCAATGTTTCCACCTTAACAAATGCGTCCCGGTTTTCTTTTGCTTCTTCAATGGTGCAATCAGCAATGAAATTTTCCAAACGCTTGTATAATTCGTTCAACTCTTTGTCGCTTATTGCGTGCCGGGTTGCTCCTACTTCATCTATAAACATATCAAAACATCATTTGTATTTCAGAAATCTTATATCCTAACTCTTTTGAAATTTCTATTGCACATTCAACGTTTTCTATTTCATCAAACATCAATGTTTTTGTTTGAAAATCTATGCCATAAAATGAAACTTCATTATTATGCGCATTAATACCGTTTTTGTGAATCTCTAATAACTTCATAGTTTTATAATTTATCCGGGAACCCGCTCGGTCGGTGTTTGTCGTACTCTGAAAGATTTTGGCTTTATCACTTCATTTAATCGGTTACCGAACCATCATTTAACCCTTTGTAGATACCGTTGCTTACTTTCTACTCTTACGAACTTAATCTTTCAACAGTCTTTTTGCATTTTGGTTAGACTGTGGGGTCTTTCGTTGTTTGACACTGCAAATATACGCATAACATTTTAACTACCAAAATTTTTTCTTTTTATTTTCAAAAAAAAACAATAAACCCGGAACGTTATACATTCCGGGCATAAATCAAAACAGCCTCATTTGTTTATCTGTTATTTTAGCAACAATTGCATCAACTTCACTTTCTAATTTCTTGCAGGTCGCTAATATTTCCGGGCGACGTTGCGCAAAATATCTGCGTTGATTATGACGCATTTGTCGGATTAACTCGGCGAACTCTTCCAACGTTATTTTTCCCGGATTTTCGATTTGCGGGGTTTTTTCTTCTTCCATGTATATTTTATCCATTTTGAAATTAAAATCGCTCTACGTGGCTAAAACAAACGTTCGTGCATATTGCTTGGTAAATTCTGACGCACCCAACCGGGGTTGTTGCGCAAAATGTATCGTCCAAAGTGCATTATCAACGTGGCGTCGGCGTTCCACAATGTCGGTTTCAATTCCGGGTACAAATTCCCGGCAATCTCTTTGTATCTGCGTTTTCGCTCGCTCTTTTCCTCCTTTTTCCGGCTTATCTTTGCCCGCAACTTCAATTCGTTTTGCCATTTCATAGGATGCGCCATAACAAACGGAACATCGCAAACTGAAATGATTGCTTTCAACTGCTCAAAGTTTGCCATCATCTTTTGTATTCGGTACAACTTTCCCATATTGACTCCATCGGCACCCGGCGTTATATCATCCGGGCGCACACTTAGTTTTTCAAGAAAAACAATTGGCGAACATATTGTTTTCAAATGATTCAAATAATCTCTTATGTCGTTTATATCCTCCGGCATTTTTATGGCGGTTATATTGTGGTTTGGTCGCCATGTTACTATGCCCCCACTTGTTCCGGGGTCAATTCCCACTACTGCTGAAATTTTCATAATTAAAATAAAACTTGCTGTCTTTGAAACTCAATTAATCTTTTCTTTGCTTGTTCATAATAAACCGGGTCTTTTTCAATTATAGTTAAATCAAAGCCCAATTTATGTGCGGCTATTGCATGGCTCATACTTCCGCCGTGCGTGTCCAATATCCTTTGACCGGGTTCTGCAAAATTTTGTAATAGCCATTCATATAATATTATTGGTTTTTGTGTGGGGTGTATTTTTTTTTCTTTGACTGAACTTTTACCTTGTAAATTTCCATAATATCTATAATCAAAACATTTTGCAGGACAATTAAAATTAGTCCACGCAAACTCACCATCTGAAAAGTTAGGAACCGGATTTTGTTTGTACCAAAATATAAAACATTGGCATGGAGGCAATTTATAATAATTTCCACCCCATATTATACATTTATTAGAAATTCTGAAAAGTTCGTCAAAATAAATATCATTTGGTATATCATTATCCCAATTCTTTTTTTCATGCTTTGACCTTGCAGGTTTTGCAGCGTAATCAATTCCGTATGGCGGGTCAACAATTGCCAAATCAAAAGATTTATCACTTTGGGATTGCATAAACTCCATGCAATCCCCGTTTATTAATGTTATGTTTCCACATTTTTCAATTTTCATCTTTATATCCTCCCGCTTTTGTAAAATAACCTATTACGCCAATTATAAAGC